AAAAACATCTTTCTTTGTGATTTTCTTATTTTTATCAACTAATCCATATTTTTTTTCAAGTAATTCTTTGACCTGGGATATAAATTGTGGTTCTCCTGTTAATGGATCTAATTTTTTTGCTTTCAAACTAAGCCCAATATTTTCAGATCCATATTGGTGTTCAACTTCAACTCGTAATTGATTCATGTATTCATAAACTTTTTTTATTTCTATTTCCATTATTTTCACCCTTCTTAATTATCAATTGCATTCTTTATCTTAACAATTCCTTGTGTAAAATCTGCACTTGCACTTATTGGTTCAACTCTAACTCTCCACCATCCTGCAGCATCAGGATAAGTATTACTATCACTTATGTCAACATCTTGATCTATTGTAATTCCTGTTGCTAAAATACTATGTTTATTATCCCAAGTTGTTGTTCCTGTATTCCAAAAGTCAAGATATAGATTTACACTTGAAGCATTTACACTTCCAGCTTCTCCCACATCATCATCAATACTGATATGATCTAAGTCTGCTGCATTAATATCATATGTTCCATCTGCGTGACTATGATCTGCAGCTGCATATGTTCCATCTGTGTGACTATGACTTGCAGCAGCATATGTTCCATCTCCATGACTGTGACTAGCAGCAGCATAACTTCCATCTGTGTGACTATGACTTGCAGCTGCTAAACTTCCATCTGCGTGGGTATGAGTTCCTATAATTTGATAATTCCAAGTCATTTCATAATCCATATCTCCACTTTCTGTTTGAACTGAAACATACACATCATCTCCATAAATATCTACTGGCATAAGAATTGGAATTGTTGCTGTGCATCCTGAATCTATTCTTGTAAATGTTCCTGCACTTGATGGGAAATAAGTTCCATCAATATATGCTCTCACTCTCACATCTCTGTCAAGTGATAAATTATCATTTAATAAAGTAACAAAATAATAAACCATATCTGAATGAACATATATTGCACCTGTATTTGTTATATTAGTCCATGAGCTATCTGTTAATGTTCCACTCCCGACACTTGCTGAATTTCCAGCGTATGAACTACTCCAAGAAGCCACTCCACTTGCAGCTGTTGTTCCAGTAACACTTGCCCCAATACTTCCACTACTATTTGCAACATCTGCCCCAATACTTCCACTACTATTTGCAACATCTGCCCCTTGTGATCCTGAACTATTCGCAACATCTGCTCCTTCATCTGCACTATCGTTTGCTACTTGTGGATCACTTCCAGTAAATGATGCTGTTCCAAATTGTGATTTAAATTTATCTATGTCATAACTAACATTAAATTCTTTAACATTTTTGTTTCCAGCTTCATCAAAAATATAGTCAGTAGGAAGATAAAAACCTATTTTTAAAGGATAATTTGTTTTAGCATTTATTCCACTTCCCCAAGTATTTTGATTTCCTGATCCCTGCATTGCTGATTGACTAACATCATAATTTTGTGCTAATTTATACATGAATTTGGTTTGATTCTCTTCTGCTTCTCTACTATTTGTATCTGATACTTGGATTGTTAATGCTTCTCCTTCATTAATTAATCCACGTCTTATTTTAACAATATCAACTGATACATTAAATAATCCTACTGATGGAGCATTTAAAATTGTTGTATCTCCTGTTTCAACATCCTCATTTGGATTATAACAAGATAAAGTATAATTATAAATACTGTTTTGTATGTATGAAAGCTCTGTTGCAGCTCTTGTATTTGCTTCTGCTGTTGTAAAAACTGATCTATCAGTAATTTTTTTTACTGGTGTTCCTGATCCTGATGTTCCAATTATTTGGTTATCACCATCTCCTTTTCCATAAACAATAACTTTACTTGCAGTAGGTTTTTTCTTTTTATAAAAAATATTTCCACAATTATGGCCCTCATTAAATACTGCTTTTCCTGTTCTGTTTTTAGCATCTAATAAAAATACTCTTTTCAAAGCATCATTAATATAAAAATCTTTTCCAGTTGTTTTTCTGAATTTTTGCATGGCGTTCCATATACTCATTGAATCAGTTACTTTAAATGAATCAAGTGTTGCACTTGTTGACCCTGTGACATCTGTAGTCCACCCTGCAGCTTCTGTTACAATAGTATTAAAAATTGTGTTATCACTTGTTGATGTCCATATTTTACTATGTTTCCCTGCATCTACAGGAGAATCTGTTTCAGTTAATTCTTCTTCTTGAGCTATACAATAAAGAACAACTCCTCCCCCTTGAGTGTTTTCTTTTTCGATAACTGCTCCTTTAAATTCAAGAGTTCCATTACGATAAATATTAACTTCTTTTTCTGTATCATATTCAGCTTGAAGTGTTGAATCAGATCCATCTGTGTAGATCTCTGCTTCTCTAATACTATTTAATGGAATATCATAAAAAATTTTTGTAGAATTCTTTACAGTAGCATCTCCAACATTTACTGTTATGGTCATTCAGCACTCCACCCATCTCTAAAATAAAAAGTTGTATTCGCAGGAACTGCTGCGCTTCCAGTATTGAAAGCTGTGTTAAGTGTTTCAGAAGCATCTAGTCCTAAAGTCATAGTTTGACCTGCAGTCGCTAAAGATAAAACTTGTTTTGTTCCACCAATGTCAGCATATAAATATTCTGTGATGTATGAATCTGCTCCTAAACTTTGTAATTTTACTAAATAAATTGTTAGTGTTCCAGTCGCAGTCGCTGTTATAGAAAAACCATTTCCGTCTTTATCTTTATAAGTATATGTTGATGTATCAGTAACGCTTGTTGTAATAATTTTTTCTATTGGAGTATAAACATTTCCTGAGTTTGCATCAGCATCATTATAGTCTCCATCTTTTTGTGCATTAGAAAATAGTATTCCAAAAGGACTTATAAAATTTGCAACATAATCTCTGAACATTGTTCTCCCACCTGTGTGTGTTACTTTTGCGCCTTGAGGAACTACAATATAAAAATTGTTGTCTGAGAAATATAATTTTTTTAATTTGTTATCATTGCAATGATCCATTAAACTTCTGATATTATTTACTTTAACTCCTGTTCCTGAATCATCAAAGAAACCATTTATTGATATTGATCTTCTACTTTTAAGTCCTTTTGTTACTCCAAAATAACTGAAAGCATAATTATAATCTCGTTGATCCACAAACTTATTAATTGAATCATCAAATACTCTACTGTTGTGTGGGAATGTAAAAGTGTTTGCTGTTCCTTCATAATTTTCTATTTTCATTGTCCACTCCTCTGTGTTCCTGCATACAACATTTTTTTATAATCAAAAGTATATTGTAATGTTTCAACTGCATTAACAATTCCCTGCATTATTGCGTCTCCAATATTTCCAGGGTTAAACTTTGATTCTCCTGAGAATATACTTTGATATGTTGTTTCTCCTTGCCCAAAAAATTTTGTGTTATCAAATGGTTCAGATAATATATCCATTGTTGGTGCGTCTTTCATTCCTTCTTTGTATAGGGTTGCAAGTTTATCTCCTGCATAATAACCTAGCATTGCACCCATCATCATACCTGGGAGGCCGAAAGGAGCTCCTAACGCGATTCCTACAGCAACTCCTACTCCTTTTGGAATAGCGTTATCTATTTTTCCCCATTCACCTGTCAATGCAGATGCAATATCTGATATTCCTTCAGTTCCAATACTTACTAAATTTTCTATTTGAGGTGCAAATCTATCTATTGCAGAAACTATTCCAGGAATTAATTTAGATCCAATCACTTCAAATAACGGAGCTAATTTTTCTCCTAAAGCGAAAGATAATTTTCTCATTTCAACTGCTATTCTTGCCATTGCAGGTGCTACTTGTGGTGATAAAGATGCGAGTCCTGACATTGCTGCAAGTCCAACTGTACCAACTTTTATTAATGTTCCTGCAACTGTTGAAACTACTCCTGATAATCTTTGAAAACTTCCTTCAGTTGAATCAACATTTGCTTTGATATCATCCATAGAATTATTTATTCTATCAGTTCCTCTATCAATATCAGTTGTGTCAATCGTCCCTTTTACAGATATTTGTCCGACTTGTACCATTATAACTTCCTCATTGCTCCCATCATTTCATTGATTCTTTTCTTTCTGTCTCGATTTTCTGATATTGCACTATCAATATCAATCATTGCATTTAGATCGGCAATCCGTTCCTTCCTTGTGATATGGCATGGAATTCCTTGTTTCCAATTGTTATACATCAGCCATAATCTTCTTTGACCCAACGAATTTATTATAAATCCTGAGTTTGGATCTTCATTTAAGATTGCCTCTATAAGTTTTTTTTGTCTTGTGTGTCTCCTGTATCAATACTGTTTATGTTATTAATAATTTCTGAAAAAATTGTTGGTTTCAAACTTCGTAGCATCAACCATTTCTGTTCTTTATTTTTCTTATTCCAATCAAGATAAGGTGTTTCTACCAAATTATATGTTTTCACTTTATTTATTTTTGTGATGTCTTCAACTTTTCTACTACATTGTTTCCCATCTTCTCCAACAAATTTTTCTGTGATCATATATTCTTTCATATAATCGTTTTCTTCACCTGCAGTCATAGGTTTATATCCAAATTCCGTTCCGTCTTTTATCTTAAACTTAACTACTTCAGTTTCCTGAAAATGTTTTTCATAATTTTCCATAATTTATTCCCCCTAATATGTTGCTATTGTATCAGTTACAATTAATGACGTAAAGCTTTCTGCTGAGAAAACCGTATCAGCTTTTTTAACACCACTAAACTCTGTTGCCGAAAATGCTTGATGAGATCTAAAATTGTTAAACACAGATACAATTTTATTATTTGTATTATTAGAGATAAAATCAAGTTTACAATTTGCTATAACTGCATCAGTATCCCATAAATCAATCTCTGTACTATCAAAATATGTTAAATTAAATCTTCCATTAACTCTGTGAACTAAAGGAACAGGTTCTCCAATGCCTCTATCAATTGTTGTATTACAATATCTAAATTCTTCTGGGTTAACACCATTCTCAATTGTGATTGATCCATTATTTAATCTTACTTTTTCAACATTGTTAAGAGTCATTTTTGTATGTCTCCATTGGAAGGGATCACTTGTATTTGCTGATACAGATGTTACTGATGATCCAATTGCGTATGTGTTTGCATAACATGATAATTCAACTGTGATGAATCCTTCTTCTCCTTCTCCTGACGCTTTTTGAAAATTAACAGTTCCTGATAAACAAAATGCTCCTGCAAGAGATATTACAACTGGTGTGGTATGTCTCCAAGCCCATTCTAATTTAAAGCTTTGAATAACATTTGAGATCGCAAGTGTATGTGTGTATGGACTTGATCCTGCATCTGTAGAAGTATATCCTAACCATCTTAACCATCTCCAATCAGTTGTTACAAAACTTAAACTGAATGGTAAAGCCCTTGGTCCTAATACTCTACTTTGTATATATCTATTGTCTGCTCCTGCTGCTAGGATTTCTTGCCAATTTTTATTCCAATTAGGTGTTAATTTACAATTTAATCCTAACACATAACCACTTGACATAGTTCCTCCAGTCCCAAATGCTGTTTCATTAACTACTGTGATTCTTTCTCTCTTTCCAATTAATCCTTCATTATAAGCCATTTTATACCTCTATTCTCCCTATTTCTAGACCATTCACACTAATTTCTACGATACTATGAAACGCTTGATACTCTTCACTATATGGTGCTGTCCTTGGACCACTAGTCATTTCATAATCGTATAATAATGGAAATAAATCTGATTCATATTTTTCAAATGCTTTGGTGATTTGATTACCTAAATATCTAGTTAAATAATTATTAGAATATTTTCTTGAATCTATAGTTGGAACATATCCATCTTTCACCCATACATCAATTTGTATTAAAGGATTTCCTTGAATTGGTGCTTCATAATTACCAACTCTTTTTCCTGTGTTAGCAACATTAAATAATGATATTCTTGGAAATGATGTTGCTGATAATTCTTCGTCTGGTTTGTCTGAATAAATCCAATTTGTTGTCCCATATTTATATGTTACAATAACAGTTTCTGTTCCTGCAAAAGCACTAAAAAAAGTTAATGTTCCGTTTTGATAATCCCAATAATAATCCTGCCATTTCTTAGCTCCTGTTACTGATCCATCAATTGTAACTCCTGTCACACAAGAAACACTTCCTGTAGTTGGAGCTACTAAAGTAATTACTGTTGCAGATGCTGCTGGAGTAAATGTTTGTGTTTCACTTGCTTCAGCTCTTGCTCTTGGATCTGTTAATCTAACTCTAAGAAAGTCTGAAATAATATCTTCTGGATCAATATAAAAATCTGTCATGTTTGTATCCTCTTGGATTAAAAAAATTAACTTCTCTTGAAGTATATTGCTTTATTTAATTATCTAATATTTAAATACCACTAAAATTCTTGTTTTGCAAACACATCTACCCAAATATTTTTTACTTCCCAAAATGCTGGTCTCATAAATGGTTGTGCATTAACTCCTTGGGTTTTTATTTTATTAGTAATATAAAATGTTGCTGATTCAATTGCTCCTGGATTTGTTGCAATACCTTTTCTTTTAATCCATTTTTTTATATCAGAAGATTTTACATCTCTTGGAGTGTTTCCAAATTCTAAATCTTCTGAATATTCTGCTCCTGAAGTTAAAACATAATTATTTGATAACAATTCAGGATATAAAGTAATGTTTTGTCTTAGATATCCAGTATCTACTGGTGCTTTTCTTATTGCAATTTCTTCCATTTTAAACATTGATTTCATAAGAATTCTTTTATAATGATCTTTTAATTTTTCTTTATCAATGTTTTTAACATCTATTTTAAGTTTGAGCATTTCTTCTAATTTGATATCCAAGATAAGTAAGATCACCTTGAACAACTTCTCCCTCTATCTCTGAAACAATTCTGTATCGTTTATTATTGAATTCTAATTCATCATGTAAATCTATACTTTGATTATGTTTAAAAAATATTTGGCCATCCCCAACTTTAACATCTCCAAGATTCAAATACATTAAATCTTTTTTAGTAATCCATTGAATATCTGCAGAAGCAGTTGTTGTAGTTGTTGATGTTGCTGTTACTCGATTCATTGAATCTTTGGTTTCAACTGTTTTTCTTATTGTTACAGTTGTTGCAAATTCTTTTAAATAATTTTTGAAGCTTAACCTCATTGATTCTGCTCGGCTTCCAGTATTTCTTTTAGTAACCATTTTTATACACAATCAAAATTTCCACCAAGAGTATTTGTTAATGATTCTATTCTTCCTTTCATTTGATCAATTGATTCTCTGATGTTTACATAGACTTGTCCTATACTAAATGTTTTTCTTCCAAGAGTATATGTTGAAACGTCTTTGTATGATCCCCCAGAAATATTTACTAATGCCATCATTCCTGCAACATAAGAACAAAGTTCTTGAACAAGATCTGGAACTGTTGTATAACCATGAATATATGTTACTTTAATATTTCCTTTTCCATTTGGAATACTTGTGTTAATTAATAATCTGGAATCTTGATAATCATTTAAAGAATCTTCATCTGCTAAAATTCTGTATGATGTAGTTTCTAAAGTTGTATCTGTATTTCCTTGTCTATCCAAAAACAGTACTGAAGTGATAGAATTCACTCCTTTATATTTTAAATCATATTCTGGGTATGGTTCAATCTGTTCTCCATAAGGTTCATCTGTTTGTGGATATCCTGATTCATAACCATCAAAATATTGAATTGTTGTAGTTGCTTCTCCCCAATAATTTCCAGTAATTTTTTCTACTTCTTTGGTTGCTTGAGGAAGATAAGAAGCTAATACAGTATCACTTTGTCTTGGACTATATGTATAATCAATATATAATATATCTGTTCCTAATAAAGTTTTTCCTGCAGTTGTTAATTCAATAAGTCCTTGATTTTTCAAAATTGTGTAATGAGTTGTTTCAATCATAGAATTAAAAGAATTACTATCAGACGCAGCATATTTTATTGTGTATGAAGAATCAATAATGTTTCCATTATCTATATCAAAACTTGTTAATGATCCAGTTCCTGTTCCAAGATTTTCTGAAAATACTTCGAACCCAATTCCACATGCTCTAGTAATTTGTAAAGTGTTACAATAATAACTCCCAACAATTGGAGTATCTGCTTCTGTAGTAAAATAGTTTATAGAAATATTTTGGTCATCAAATACTGCTCCAAGAAAAGTTATTATTCCATTGGTTGCATCAAAACTAAAATTTACACTATTCATCAAAACATTTTCTGCTAAAATAATTTGCATTTGTGCCAAAACAGAATTATCATTAATTAAAGTGTATGTTCTGTTTAAGTCACCAGATGATCCTGATAAATCAGCTCCTGTTTTATCTTCGTATCTTGGAGTGTATGTAGTCATTTTATTAAAACTGGCCTCTTTCCTTGTTCTATTTTATATGATTTCCCAATTGTATCAGGAATATTTATTGTTTCGTTATCATCTGGTAAATCTATATCGTTTGTTACTAACACCCATCCTTCTCTGCATATAAGATTAGTGTTTTCTTCTCTTATACATTTACCGTTTTCAGCTACATATTTTGAGAAGTCATCACATTGAACTACTCCAATCTCTGGTCTTGATTCACAAAAATAATTTGGTGAATCAAAGAACCCTGGGACTATTATAATTAAAGATAAAATTCCCATTGTGACTAAACTATTAATTCCGATTGTTTTTTTTTCTATCATTTTTTTCCATCTATTTTTATGTATATAAATTAATATATCCAGTTGTGCCATCAGGCATTTGAATTTTAATACTTCCTGCAAGAGTTGTGTGTGCTGTTCCACCATCTGGACAAGCATCAAAATCTATTACTTCCACATCTTGATTAGTATCCATTGATATTAATGGACCTGATCCATCATTTATCATCTGTAATACTTTTCCAGTTGAAGTTGCACTATCAGAAACCATTTGAACAACAGCTCCATCCATATCAGGAGCAATTGTATAAAACTGAGTTCCAGCTCCTGAAGTTAAAGCATTTGAAACAAATATACTTGAAATCCCTGTTGTTGCTGCACTATCAACATTTAATGCATTTTCTGTAGTTGCTTCTGAATCTATTTGTATTCCTATACCGTTACCATTTTGGTTAATAAATAATCCTTTTCCAGTCCCATCTTGTTGAATTTGTAAAGCGTTTTGGTCATCTCCTGTATTATCTTGTTTAATTTTTACTACTGCCCCTGCTGTATCTGTGGATGCAAGATTTCTATAAAAATAATTTGCACCATTAGTATTTGCTCTACCTTGTCCTAAATATACAATTGATAAAGCATCGCTATCTATAATTCTCATGTTTGCCTGTGTATTTGTTTTAAGTTTAATAAGGTCAACAACATATTTAGATGTTGCTTCTGAATCTATTTGTATTCCTATACCGTTACCATTTTGGTTAATAAATAATCCGTTACCAGTTCCATCTTGTTGAATATTTAAAGCGTTTTGGTCATCTCCTGCATTATCTTGTTCTATTAATGCTACTGCTCCTGCTGTTGTTGCAGAGGAGAAATCTCTATAAAACCAAGAAGATGCTATTGCACTAGTTTCGTCATTTGCTAATCTTACTTGGTTATCGTTTCCACTTCTAAACCATCCAGCTGTTGCACCATTACCAGTTGTTACTGCTAGTGCATAATTACCAGTAGTTGTTGCTTCACTTTGAATGTTTAAACCAACTTCATCACTATTTTGGTCAAGAGTAATTCCTCCTACAAAAACATAATCACCGTTACCAGTATCTCCACTATTTAATAAATAAGAATCGGCTACTCCAGAACATACTCCTGATTCATCCGAAAAATTTATGTTTGATAAATATGTATTTGCTCCACATAACAAATCCATGTTATTAATTTTTGAACCATTAAGACTTGCAATGTTTGTAGAATCAAGACTTGTTATATCACTAGGAGAATTTAAATTATCCCAATAATTTGAGCTATTAACATTAAGATTAGCTTGACTTGTTTCTCCATCCCATGTTGTTGCAGTTCCACAAGTATCTGAATGATTAACATTAAGATTTGCTTCATCACTTGAATCTAATACAACATTTCCATTTTGATAAATGATTGTTCCATTAATATCAGAAGCATTAATTAAACTATATCCTAAAAAATTAATGTTTTCTCCAATCACAAAAGTTCCGTAAATAGTTGTAAAATTTGCTATATTTCCAGAAACATTTTTAAAACTTGCAACTGAAACATTATTTAAATCATAATAATATCTAAAATCTGCATCACTTGGAGGAGTCCATGCAGATGCAAAACTAGACATAAAGAATAAAAAAACTATTGACATTAATATCTTGTTAATTTTCATTTTGATATTTTAATATTTCCTCAATCATTTCAGATTTCTTTATTGAAGTAGTAAGTTCTTTCAATCCTATATCTGAAGCATAATCATTAAGTTTATCTTTAGTCATTGATTTTAATTCTGATTCTTCAAGATAATCATAGTCTGAATCTACTTCTTCAAAATCTTCTTCTTCAAAAACATTTTCTTCTAGTTCTTCCAATTGAAGTCCTTCTTGATTTTTTCCTAAAGAATATGATATTTCAATAAATTCTTCTGGTTCTATAGCTGCCCATTCACCATCAACCTTCATGTTGATTACTTGTTTTGTTATGTTTTTAAATTTCATTGTTCTACCTCACTCGTTTTTTAATTCATCTTTTATTTCTATTAATGATGTTTGAATTCCTGCAAGTTGTGTGCTAATAGTTGCAAATTGCACATCTTTATCATTTGCTCTAATTTCAAGCGCTTCAATATCTGCTCTAAGTTCTATATGTTTTTCTCCAACATGAGTTACTCGATCATCTAATTCTTTATGTTCTGCACATACTTCAGCTTTCCAAGTTGCTAATGCTGTACTTGTTATAATAATAAAAAGTATTACTACAATAGATGTTGCGACTGTAATTTTCAATTTATATTTATCCACAGTAGTCATTTTTATAATGCGCTTACAACATTTCCATCACTTGATATTGGAGACCATCTCACAATATATTTTATTACTCCAGCTGTAATATTTGCTGTTTTAACTGTTTGAATAATATTTTCACTAACAATATTTCTTAAAATAACACTTGTTAATTCAACGGTTGCATCTGAAGATGCATCATGCCAAATTTCATCAGCTATAATAGTATTTGCAGTTGTTAATGCTATTAATCCAGCAGTAGTTTTTGCAGTTCCAACTTCAATTGTTGCAGATGTTCCAACAAGAGCAGTTGTGCAAATAGCAAAAATTGAAATTTCTACTACTCCAGTAATTGTAAAAAGAGTTGCTGGGTTTCCTGTCCCATCATGATCTCCAGGATCATTAGTTGTTGCTCCTGCAAAAGTCATTGAACCTTCTAAGGATTTGTATTGAGGCCAGTTCTGATTAGCCAAAAGGTTTCTGTTTGATTGAGCCACACCCATTTGATCTACTGCTTCAGTAAATATATCTATTGCCATGTTTTTTCCCTCGCTTGTTTTATATCTGTTCCGTCAAAGATTTCAGATAAAATAAAAAAATAAAAAAATTTACTCAAAAAATACTCTTGAAATAGTTGATCTTTGCACTTCAAGAAATTCTGCAGTTCCACTTAAAGCTTGAACTCCAATAAATGGAATTAAGTCTATATCATTTGCTAAAGCAGCTGTAGTTTTAATTAAAACATCATTAATATAAAATTTTGCAACTCTATCATCATCAATATCTATTCTTAACTTATATTGTGTACTTACTGCTACAGCAATTCCTGAATCTACTGTCACATCTGTTCCTGCAATACTGTAAACAATTTCCCAATTTGTATCAGAATCATCTGTGCTAAATCTAAAAAATGCTTGATTGTCATCAGTTATAACAGTTGGATCTACTGTTAATTTAAGACCTGCCCATAAAAGAACACCTGTTGTTATATCATCACCAGTTGTTAAAATTGCTTCCCATGATACTTGGTTTTCAGTTCCCCAAAGAGTATTTGTTAAAGCTGTTTGTTTAGTATCTGCATGAGGCCATAAATAAGCTTGATCATTATCTGCTCCTGCAGTAGTCATTCTGATTCCACTTCTGGTTGTACAAAATGTTGATAATGCACTTGTCATATTTGTTCCAAGAACTTCATAATTAAGATTTGCTCCAACAGCTATTGCTGCATTTAATAATGGTGCTTGTTCAAATTGTTCCACAAAAGTACATCTATTAGTATTAAGTCTTGCCTGTCCTGCAAATTCAATATCTTCGCTGAATCTATATGGGCCTTTTGTATATGGTGGTGCTGCTGCTCCTCCAGTTGGTAATGTTCTAAATCCTTCGTTTGCCATTTTTTTCTCCCTGGGAGTCATTTACATTTTGAGCTTCTCAAAATGTTTTCACCAAACCATCCCAGGTGGTTTGATACAGTTGTCAATAAAAAAATAAAAAAAAATTAATAACCTATTACAGTTATATTATGGATTCCTGTAGCTATTGTAGGCAAAGTTATTATTCCAGTTGCTGGATCAAATGCTGCATCATCAACATCTGTTCCTGCATCATCCTGCAAATAAGTATTTAAGATTTGCGTCATAACAACTCCTTTTCCATTAGCTGCATCAGTTGCCAAATCAATGGTGTTAGTTGATGCTGCTAATGCAGTAGTTTGAATTGTTATAATTTTCAGATCCCCTATGAATCCGATTTTCCTAAATGTTTCTGGTGCTGCAGTCATTTTTAATAACCTATTATAGTTATATTATGGATTCCAGTACTTACTGATGGTAAGGTAATAATCCCAGTTGCAGGAACAAAAGCTAAATTTGCTACATTTGTTCCAGCGTCATCTTGTAAATATGTGTTCAAAATCTCTGTTAATACAACTCCTTTTCCATTAGCTGCATCAGATCCTAAATCAATTGTGTGACCTGTTGCTGCAGCTGCTGATGTTTGAATTGTTATAATTTTCAGATCTCCTGCAAACCCAATTTTCCTAAAAGTTTCGACTATTGCTGTCATTCTTCATCCCTCCTAAGCGATTCCATACATTTGACTTGATGCTGCTTCGAATGTATTAACAACGGTTAAGTATTCTTTTAATAGATATACGAATCCATCTGAATCAGTATATTTCTCTTCGTATGTCAAATCCTGTAATACTCCGAAAAATATGTATCTCATGTCTAAGAACAAAATTCTTTTAGAACTTGCAGAGGTTGGCATGAAAATGTCTTTGATAAACATTAACTGATCAAACTCGAAAGCATCTGGAATACCAAACCCTAAAATTCCCTCTGATGGATTTGATACTTGTCTTTGAATATCTAAAAGTAATCCTTTTACATAGTTATGAGTTGTTGCATCTGTTACTGCTATTGTTGGAAATCCTTTTGCATTAAAAGTTGTTGCCAACTCAGCTCTAATTCCTGGAAGTGTTGGGTTTCCACCAGATAGATTTGTAGTGTTAGTTGTGATTAACTTAATCATACCACTAGGTTCTAAAGGAGTTGTTGATGCGTCTCCATTAATTAATGCATCTTCTTCAGCTTCATAAATACTATCAGTTTTTACACCTAAGTCTAATTGTGCTGGATCAATAAATCCTCTCATTCCTGCAATAGCTGGTCCTGAGATTAAACCTTTTGCATATAAATATTTTATTGCAACAGATTGTCTATCATAAGTATCTTCTACTACACTTAATGATCCATTTTCAGCTGCCCAAAATGCTCCACCTTTTGCTGTTAAAGGGATGTAATCATAAGTTAATCCTTTTACTGCTCTTCGAGGAGTTGCGTTTCTTAGAGGTGTTTGTCTGATTGTTCTATTAACTACATTTGGATCTGGATAAACTGGGACTAATGCAGTTCCTGCTGTTCCTGATCCACCTGTTTGTGAATCAATAGATGCTTTTTGTAATTCATAACTTCTTTTTGCGATTTCAATAGTTTTATTTACTCTACCCATTGGATTATAATATTCTTTTGAAAATCCTCCAAAACTATCTTGATCAATATTTCCAGCATCAAATCGTTCTTTACACTTTTCGACACTGAAGCCATCTTCATATGATTTAAACATTGCTTTCATTTTTCATTACCTCTATTTCCTAAAAACTGGAAGTTTTCCTTCGCTAAATGCTTTTTCTGCATCTTCAGGTGTTTCTTTTTCTTCTCCACCTTCATTGGATAACTGTTGTTTTTCTAGTGCTGTCTTTTTAACTTTTTCAATGGATTCTTCCATTTCTTTAAGTTTTTTTTCTGCTTCTTCTGCAGCTTCTTCTGATTCTTTAGTAGCTTTTTCTTTTTCTTCTTCAGACTTCTTCATTTCATCTT